GGCAAACAAACAAATTGCGCAGCTTGAAAAGAAAGACACAGTTCGCACACAGAGAGCAAATGCAATGGAAAAGTTTGGATTAACAGCAGAGCAGGCAAGCAAAGTTGTTACAGATGATGGTGCTACAGATTATGAGGTTCTCGGTCAGATTTTTGCCGACAGTAAAAAAACGGCAATCGCTGAATATGAGAAACAGAAACTTGACGATACGCCTAATCCGGGTGGTTCTACAGGTGGAAACAATGGCGATGATAAGCCGGAAGATGTAAAAAATGCTGAAAGTATTTCATTTGGAAATGTATCGGCTGAACAGTCAACTAAAGACTATTACAAAATTTAGGAAAGTAGAGGTAAAGGATTATGGGAAAACCAATCGTAAGAGATTTTACGCAGGGAAAAGGCATCTTAAAATTCTTCCCTTATGAGGGAGCGGCTTGCTTAGTACCGCAGACAATGAAATCTACAGCAGATGAAAATGGAAATAAAATTGTGCCGGCTGGTACACCTTTTCCATCTAATGATGCAGATTGCAAAGGTTATCTTTTGCATGACGTAGATGTTACACAGGGCGATGCACCGGGAACTTACGTTTATCAGGGAACAATTGATTGGACAAAGGTTACAAGCCTTTCTATTGCTGATGCGGCTAGAACAGCGACACCAAGAGTTACTTTTTATGGTGCGCCAAAAATTTAAGCAACTAAGAACAATGGATAAGAAAATAGGAGGTAGAAAAATATGCCAGCATTACCATTATCAAAAGCATTTACAGCAAGAAGCCTTGGTGTAATGTGGAACAATTATCAGAAGACATTAGGTTCTGAACCATATCTTGGTAGACAGAAATTTGGAACACGTAAACAGGATTCTCTTGACCTTAGATTTATCAAAGGGAAAAGTGGATTGCCAGTATCTTTGAAAGCATCTAATTTTGACGCACAGGCAGAATTAAGAGATGTTGGTGGATTCTCTGATATTACGAATAAGATGCCGTTTTATCGTGAATCTTACATGGTAACAGAGGAAGAGGAACAGCAGTATGACGACTACAGAAGTTCCGAAAATGTAAATCTTGCAAACAGTGTTTTACGTGAGATTAGCAAAAAACCAATGATGTTAATTGAAGGAGCAAGAGTTGTTCCGGAACGTCAGATTTGGAGTTTGCTCGCACCGGTTGACGGTATTCCTAAGGTAAAAGTTGCAATTGATGGAAACCCTTATGATGTTGAGTATGTGCAAGGTGACGGTGCAGAACACAAAGAAAAAAACTTTAAGGAAATTACAGGAACAAGTGCTTGGGATAAATCAGATACAGCTGCTCCACTTGACGATTTGATTACGGCAAAAAATGAGTTTGCAAAACAGACCGGATATTCTCTCACAAGATTTGCTATGAATACAGAGACTTGGGAAATGCTTCTTAAAGCGGAGGATACAAAGAAACAGGTGCTTGGAATTACTGCTTACACTGGCGGTATCAGATTGCAGCAGGCGCAGGTTGCTGACTATCTTCGCGGATATGGAATTGAAATTGAAATCTACAATAAGTTGTATATGGATGAATCTGGAAAGGCACAGTATTTTATTCCAACCGGAATTGTATCTGCACAGTCTGCCGGTGTTTTCCTCGGAGACTATGTATTTGGAAGAACACCAGAAGAAAGAAGTGGAAGTCTTACAGACGGAAACCTTTCCATTGTTGAAACTGGTATTTCCGTATATACATACGCTACAAACCATCCAATCAACACACACTGTGTTGTATCTATGATTGGATTGCCTACGTTTGAGGGTATGGACAGCGTACTTGTAATGAAAGTTAAGGAGGACTAAGCCTATGATTGCTACACATTCCATAAAATATAACGGTGTGTGGTATAAGGCAGGAGATGAGATTAAAGAAACGGCAGAGGTTGATAATACTTCCTCTGCTTTTTCTAAGTCTTATACCAAAACAGAAATCAATCGTATGTCTACCGCTGATTTACAAAAACTTGCTAACGAGCAGGGATTTGATAAAGCGGAAGAGATTAGCGGCGCAGATTTAAAGAAAATGTTGATTGAAAAATTCGGATTATAGGAGTTTGAATTATGGATGAAGCAATGGAAGTAGGACTGCAAGAAGAAATTATTGCAGATTTGACAATTGAATATGGAAATGAGCCTACGTTTAATGCTGACATAATTTTAGTAAAGGTCAAAGATGCTATACGAGAAGTTAAGAACAGAAGAAACTATCAGGCAACATCTTATACAGATGAGGAAATTGAGAAAGACCTTTACGATAACTACTATTCCGTAATTAAGAATTTGGCAGTATATGATTTTGCACAGATGGGCGCACCATTTGAAAGTAGCCATAGTGAAAATTCAATTTCCAGAACTTGGGTTAGTCGTGATGATATTTTGAAATGTGTTTATCCATTTGTGCAGGTCTTATAGAAGATTGTGCGTGAGTTGTTTAGAGTATCTAAATTTCTTGCAGGGCGTTTCGTGTAAGCGGTGGAGGGCAACGAAACACTATAATTTGCGGAAAGGCGGTAAGGTATGAATATTGAGATTGCTTTACTTATTAGCGTTATTTCCGTTTGTTTTTCTGTTTACTTTGGACTAAAGAATAATAAGAGGACAGACACAAAAGATATAGAAGAACGCGTAAAAGACAACACAAGAATCAATGTAAAACTTGATGATATAGGTCAAGATACTAAAGAGATTAAATCAGAAATATCATCCATGAGGGAAGATATTAAAATGCACAATGACAGAATTATTAAAGTTGAAGAAAGTTGCAAGCAGGCTCATCACAGGCTTAACGGACTTGAAGAACGTCTCAACGGAAAGGAAGTAAGAAAAGATGGATAGTATTATGAGTTATGTAAAACCGGAACTGATTGTAGTAGCAGTTGTTCTGTATATTATTGGTGTCGGAATTAAAAAAATGGATGTTATCAAAGATAAGTACATTCCTTGTATTTTAGGTGTACTTGGCATTTTGCTTTGTGCCATTTGGGTAATGGCAAATACATCTATTGGAACAGTACCAGAAATGCTTATGGCAGTGTTTACATCAATTGTTCAGGGTGTTCTTGTTGCCGGATTGAGTGTTTACGGAAATCAGCTTATTAAACAGATTAAATCAAGTGAGTAGGTGGTTTACTTGATGACGTTGGCATCTAACAAACAAAAAATGTATTATTCGTTGCAAGACGGGCAAATACCGATATATGAAAGTTATACAGACGAAGAGGGAAATATAATTTACATTACGGATGATGATGGAAACAAGATTGAAACCGGAGAAACAACAATTGGTTATACAAAACCAGTTGAGTTTAAGGCAAACATCACAAATAAGTTAAATGAAGTTGTATGGCAAGACTATGGTATTGATGATAGTACAAACTATGCACAAATCATTGTCAGTAAAGGTTATTTGCCTTTGAAATCCGGTAGCGTGATTTGGAAAAAGTCGGAAATCGTATACAAGGATGATGATAACACAATTCCAGATGAAAGCAGTGCTGATTACACAGTAAAAGGTGTTGCAGATGAAGGATTAAATGAGGACTTGTTCTTGTTAAAAAGGAATGTGAAATAGTATGGGAAAAAAAACATTTACTGCGGACTTGTCTGTAAGTGGATTAAACGCCCTTAAAAAGCAACTTTTACAGTATAGGGATGATTTACCTATCAAATGTAAACAACTTGTTTCTAGACTATTACAAAGTGGTGTAGAGGTCGCTGAAACAAATATATCAGAGAGTCCATTAGGAAAGTATGTTACGGTTTCGACAAACATATCTGCTGACAAGATTGGGTGTAACGGTATATTGCTTGCCAAGGGGCAAGTAAAAGAACAAGATGGTTACGCACCGTTTAGCATATTGCTTGCTATTGAATTTGGTGCAGGTGTTCATTTTAACCCAACGAAAAATCCATTAGTAGGAAGTAAATTTCCTTATGGCGTTGGTACATTTCCGGGGCAGACACACGCTTATGACGATATGTGGTGGTACTGGAATGAAAAGGAACAAAAATGGATGCCTACGCATGGTGTAAAAGCCACTATGCCTATGTATAAAGCCGGAGAAGATATAAGAAGCAAAATTATAAAGACGGCGAAAGAAATATTTTGAAAGTAGGTGGTGCATATGTCGGTGGAATGGGATGAATTAGTGCCATCTACTGTATTCACAAGGATAAAAACAAACTTTTCCGATAGTTTGAAAAAAAAATACAAAATGACAGACAAAAACTTTTCTTCCGTTGGCAGTAGTAATACACCAGCGGTTTTTCCTTTTGTAAGATTGCAATTGTTACCCGGTTCAGAAATCGGAGAAGATTTAGAGGGTGACAAAATCAATGCGGAAAAGTTTTCTTTTCAAATTGATGTGACTGATAATAAATCACAAGCAAGAGCAAAAGAAGTTATAAGGGAAGTTAAGAGAATTATGAAAACAATGCGTTTTCGTGGTTCTTCAATTCCTATGCAAGATGATACAAAAGACACTTACCGGCAAACTGCTAGATTTAGCAGAACAATCGGAAAGAATGATATATATTGACGTAAATACAAGCCGAAAGGCTTTATTTTTTTATTAAATTTAAGGAGGTAACAAGATGGCTTCAACAAGTTATTTGGCAAGAATTATCTACAAAGAACACAGCGAAGATGGATTTGCAGGAACATACAAATTGATGTTACGTGCAAAGTCAATCCCATCGCCAACATCTGCACCAAACACTGTAGAAAGTACCACGATGGAGGATGATGCACAGACTTTTGAAATGGGTATTAAACAGTCTGACGCAAAAGAGTTTGTAGGAAACCTTGAAAAAGATGATTTTAGTGCTCTTTTGAATGTTGAGGGTAAAAAATGCGACATTATTCAGTTGTATGGAACGGATGGCGTTGGTGGTGTTGCCAAAGCAGCATATGTAGGGCAGATTACACCTACTGTAAATGATGTAGGCGGCGTAGATGAAATTCTTGAAATGACCGCTACCGTTGTTCAGAATACCGTGCCTAAATGGGTTACTGACCAACTTACAGTCGTTGATAACAAGGATGGTACTTTCACTGTTACAAAAGTGGGGTAACAAGCTATTCAACGAGAAACACTAAAAAGGCTGTGTTGAGTAGCGAGGATGAAGAGACAGCCGAACCGGAACTCGAATAATATATGCAGTAAAAAAGAGAGCCACCTTTCGGGGTGGCTCCTTTCCACTAAAAGTGGGGAAAGGATAAATCATTATGGAATTAAAAGTTAAAGGTAAGGAATACAAGGTTAGATTTGGATATAACAGTTTCTGCGACACAGATTTGATGGACAGAACAAAGGATTTGCTTGGAATTTTTGACAGTGAAGAAGTTGAAAATGACAGTGATGTTGGCGGCATTGGCAAGGTCAAAGAATTGTTTTGCTGTGTTCGTGATTTGCTTTACGTTGGATTTCAGAAAGAAAATCCAGTTGAGAGCGTTCAGGAAGTAGGAGATATTCTTGACGATTACCACGATGAATCGCCAGATAAAGGAATCCTTGATTTGTTTACGCAGTTGACGGAGGAATTGATGAGTAAGGGTTTTTTGGGAGACCTGTTAAACCAGATTGGGGAGACAGAGGAAGCATCGGAGAAAGTAACGAAACTTCCGCAAGACCACAAGAAACCACAGAAAAAATAAATAAGTCATACTCGGATTTTATATATGAAGATGCAATACCTCATTATCTTTCCTATGGAGTTTCTTACGATAGGATTATGGAAAGTTGTCCAAAAGACTTATATCCATATGACAAAGCACATGAACTCCAGTTAAAAGAACAAGATGAATTGCAACATATATGGTGGGGAAATTATGGAATATCTGCTTTGATTGTAGCCATAGACAGTTGCTTGAATGGTAAATCAGCAAAATCGGAATATATTAAAAGTCCAATTATGTCAAAAATGTTTGAAGAAGAATATATAGCAGAAAAAGAAACAGAAGAACAAGAGATAAAGAAAGCAATTGAAATTGAAAAACAGTGGATGGCAAGGTCTATGAACAAGGGATTGCCAGAAACAATCATATAAGGAGTGTTGAAAAATGAAAAAAAAGCATTCAATTAGAATTGACAGAAAAAAGTTACATCCATGGTTAAACTACAAACTTGGACTTTTGCTTAAAGAGTGTGAAAAAAATGGAATCTATCTGATTATCACAGAGGGACTTCGTACAAAAGCATATCAGGATTCGCTTTATGCAAAGGGAAGAACAAAGCCGGGCAAGATAGTAACAAACGCTAACGGAAGTGCGTATTCTTCTCAACACCAGTGGGGTATTGCTTTTGATATTGCAATCAATGATTCTAAACTGCTTTATAACGATAAACTGATTAGAAAAGTTGCTAAGATTGCAAAATCAAAGAAAATCGGTTTGAAATGGGGAGGAGATTGGAAATCCATTGTTGATACTCCGCATTTTTACCTTGGAAAGTGGGGAAGTACAACAAGTAAATTAAAATCAACGTATGGTTCTTTTGATAAATTCAAGAAAACATGGACCGGTAAATTACGTTGCAACACATATTTGAGGAAAGGACGTTTGTTTACGTCTAAAAAACTTATGATAATCAAAAAAGGTGAAACCGTACGGATTCTGTGGAAATCAAAAGTAAGCAGAGTTGCCAAAATTGAGTATGCAGGAAAGTACGGTTTTATTAGATTGAAAAATCTTGCGTAATGTAAATGATAGATAGTGAGGTGTTAGTATGTCAGAAACAGTTGAATCGTTGGATATTAAAATAAATGCAACGGCAAAAAGTGCCAAAGATGAAATTACAAATCTTGTTGGTAAAATTGATGTATTAACATCTGCACTGTCTAAGATTAACGGTAGCAATTTAAGTGGACTTGCAAATGGAGTATCAAAACTTGGAAATGCTACCAAAACATTAAGCGGAGTAAAGGCAACCGACTACAATAGAATTGCAAAAGGATTTGAGCGTTTTGCGAAAATTGATGTTGGTGGATTATCTCGTACTGCCAGTGGTTTGAATACACTGGCAAATGGTCTTAACAATCTTGGAAACATTCAGAATCTTGGTGGCATTACATCTGCCGTAAATGCAGTTAAAAACCTTTCGAAAGTGAATATGGCTGGATTTGATACATCCAAAATGACAGAGATTGCAAATTCTGTTTCAAATTTAGCAACCAAACTTAGCGGTGTATCTGCAATTGAAAGCACTGTGACACGTGTTGTGGGTTCGTTGGCAAGGCTTTCTAATAGCGGTCAGTATATTAGTAATGTAACAACAGAATTTCCGATTTTAGGAGAACAAGTAGTAAAACTGGTAGGCAAATTATCTTCTGCAAATGCAATTGATATTAGCATTACAAAAGTTGTAGAAGGCATTGCTAAACTTGCAAATGCCGGAAAGCGTGTTGGTGAAACAGTTGCAAACCTCGATAAACTTGGTAACGGTGTAATGAATTTGCTGAAAAAACTGCAAAATGCACCTCAAATTAACTCAAATGTAGCCAACACAATTCAAGGTCTTGGAAACCTTGCGTCAAGCGGTAGTAGAATTTCCACTGTTTCTGATAGAGCATCAACAAGCACTAAAAAACTTGGAAATGCACTTATTTCATTGAAAGACAAATTAAAAAGCGCACATAAATCATCAAAAGGTTTTGTAAGTAGCATTGGTATGTTCTATGCTAAATTCTTTTTGGTAATTCGTGCTGTAAAGAAATTCGGTCAAGCAATTGGTTCGGCGCAGGACTACATTGAGGAATTTAACTATTTTTCGGTTGCGCTTGATAAGGTTGGAAAAGACAGTGCTAACCAGTTTAAGAAAGCCGGTTATAATAGTGCGGAAGAATATGCAGGAAGTTTCCGTAAAAGATTTGGAAAACTTCAAAAGCAGTTGACCGGATATAAGGTTGATACTAACACTGGAGATGCAACAAATACTTTTTCACACAACCTTGGTTTGGATTTGACAGAGGTTATGAACTACAACGCCGCTATTGCACAGATTACGAACTCTGCCGGTATGCTTGGTGAAACGTCGATTGATTCCGCAAAAGCACTTACTATGTTATCCGCAGATTGGGCGTCTTTAGCAAACTTAGACACCGCTGACGTTATGCAGAACTTCCAATCCGGTTTAGTAGGTCAGTCTAGGGCGTTGTATAAGTATGGAATCGACATCACCTCCGCTGGCTTAGCACAAACTGCTATGAATCACGGTGTTACAGAAAGTATTAAGAACCTTTCGCAACAGTCCAAAATGCAGTTGCGTGTTTTGACTATGTTGGAACAGTCAAAGGTTGCATATGCTGATTTGGCACGGACAATTAACCAACCTGCAAACCAGTTGAGGATGTTGCAGGCTGGATTTAAGAAACTGGCTTTGACAATTGGCTCCTTGTTTATGCCGATTGTTCAAAAATTGTACCCATATATGAATGCTATGGTTATGGTTTTGCAGGATTTCGCACAGTGGGTAGCAAAACTGGCAGGAATCAAACTTGGTGATACGGATGGTTCACGGAAAACACCAGAGGTGACAGACTACTCCGATGCGGCAGACGATACGGATAAAGTTGCTAAGAACATGGATAAGACGGCTAAAAAGACAAAAAAAGCCGCCGACAATTTGCAGGGATTTGATATTGTAAATAAATTGCAGGACAACAGTGATAGTGATAGCGATGACGATGATGACGATAAGAATGCTAATATTGACCTTTCTAAGGATATTAGCGACGCATTAAAGAACTATGAAAAGATATGGGATAATGCTTTTAAGAGCAACCAGAACAAAGCAGTTGAGTTGTATAAGAAGATGAAGAAAGCAATCCTTGACGCATGGAAAGGTGGAGATTTTACTTCTCTCGGTTCGGCACTGGCTAACTGGATTAACAAGGGAATGAGCAACATTCCGTGGACAAAGATTAAAAAGACTACGAAGAAGATTGCTAAATCTCTTGCTACGTTTTTGAATGGATTTGTTAAAGACCTTGATTGGACAAAACTTGGAGAAAACTTTTCCGAGGGATTGAATACATGGTTTGAAACATCATACACATTTTTCAAGACGTTTGATTGGCTCAAATTCGGTCAAAGTATTAAAGAGGGTATAACGGCTGCCATAAATACTTTTGACGGTGATTTAGCAGGAAAATCGCTTGGAGCGAAGTTGCGTGGTATGATTCAGTTTGCGTTTGGAGTTATGGTAGACTTTCCATATGAAAACCTTGGAAAGAAAATTGGAGATTACATCAATGGATTCCTTGAAGAGATGGGAGAAGTACGCAAAAATACTGGATTAACTGGATGGCAGGAGTTAGGAAAGACAATCAGTGATGGAGTTACTGGAATACTTGATACGATTGACACCGCACTTTCTACCGTAAATTGGTCGGAAGTTGGAAAAGCGATTGGAGATTTTCTTTCTGAAATAGAATGGGGAAAAACACTTTTGAAAGTAGGGAAAATAATAGTCAAGGGATTATTCAATGCTTTGAAAGTGGCTATTTCGGCATTTATTAGAGACCCATTAGGTATTGCATTTAAGTTATCAACCGTTCTTATTGGAGTGTTTGCCTATAAAAAATTAAAAACTCTTTGGAAATCACTAAAAATAGTCTTTAGTGATGGAATAAGCAATTCTTTAATTTCGGCAAAAATAAACTCAAAAGGTTTGACGGATAAGTTTAGTGGCTTAGGTAGTAAAATGGGAAGAGCAATGGGAGTTGCTCTTGTTGCCGCCTATGGATGGTGGGAAAACAGCATTACTGCCGGTGGAGACGCAAAAGGCAATGTGAAACGGTATGCGAGCGGTACCGATGATAAGTCTATGTTGCTTAAAGAAGTTGTTCAGATGATGGACAAATTCGGTTATGGTTCTAATACCAATACAGTGGATAGACTTGTTGGTCGTCTTAATAAAAAATTAGAAAGTGGAGAAATATCGGAGAAAACGATAAGAAAAGCACTTGATAAAGATTATAAGACAATGACTGATAAACAATCCGTACAGTCGGCAGCAGACTTTTTGGATTTGCTTGGTGAAAGCAAAGGTAATGTTGCTACTAAGATAGATAAAGGCAAAAAAGAACTCAATGATTATAAACCAATAATTACACAAACGACGAAATATTCAAAGGCTGTAGATGCACTTAATAAGAAAATGAAAAAACTTGGAATTTCATCTTCTGAAAGTAAATCTATACAGGAAAAACTGAAAAAAGCACTCGAAAATGGTGAAATAACATGGGAAGATTACAAAAAGATAACAGATAAGAACTACAAGTCAACAGACGCATTGAAAAAGAAAATTGATTCCTTGAAACCAAAATCAGTAAAGGTTAAGGCTGAAACCTCTGGTGGTGATGATGTTGATAGTTTGCAGGGAAAAGTAGATAGCGTAAATAGCAAAACAGTAACAATTACGGCTGGAATTAAAGGTTGGGATATAAAAACCTTTGGTGATTTGCAGATTGCGATGAAAACCATGAAAAACCGTGACATAAATGTGAATATCGACCCTAAACTCCGTAAAGGTTGGTATAACGCAGTTAAAACACAGTTACAACAGAAAAAGTTTTCATTAAATGTCAATGCTTCGATTAACAATGTGACGGAAGGTAAGCTGAAATCATCTGTCAAGTCAATGGATGGAAGAAAAGTAAATTACGGAAAATTGACTGCTGCTATAAATAATGCCAAAAACAGAGTGACAATAGGTCAGCAAGGACAGATATTCGTAAGTCATGCAGAAAAATCACTAATCAAAATGCTGAAAAAGTACGGATTGAATTACGAGACTTATGCTAACGGTGGATTTCCGGAAGATGGATGGTTCCGTGCAAAGCACGGCGAAATGATGGGTAAATTCGACAATGGTAAGTCCGTTGTTGCAAATAACAAACAGATTACGACCGGTATTTCCGAAGCGGTTGCACCGGCTGTTTATGCGGCTACAAAGGCGGCAATCAAAGAGGAATTATCAAATGCAAATGTCGGTGGCGGTGATGTTTACCTTGACGGAACAAAAGTAACAACGGCAATTATGAACAACGCAAAGAAAATCTCCAAGAATAAAGGAATTTCTTGGAACATGGCTTAAAGAAAGAGGCTCATGCGAATGGGTCTCTTTTTTATGTGAAAAAGTTAGGAGGTGTCATATGGCATTTACGTTGAAGTTTGGTTGGACTAAGGACAGTTTAGAAGATATGCCAACACCAAAATATGAGGGTTGGAAAATCTCACGAGAAAAAGTGTGGAACGCAAAAGCAGGAAGAAGTTCAAAAGCACTTTACAACGGAAAGATAGTTGCAAAGAAAGTAACGCTTGACATGGCATTTCCGGCAAATTTGACACCAAGCGAAATCAAGAAGTTGATGAAGTACGCAGACCCGGATGATTTATCAAACCGGTACGGCTACATACAGTTCACCAATGAAAAAGGAGAAAAAGAAACAAAGCAGTTTTATTTTGGAAACCCTAGTTTTGACGCAATGACTTTCCTTAATGGAAAGTTTATTTGGTCTAGCATACAGATACAGGCGGTGGAGCGATGAGTTATACAGCAAAAGTATTTTATGTTTTGGAAAGCGACCCTACATATACATTGAAATATGATTCACTTGTAAAAGATGTAAATATCGGAGATTCGTTTAGTTTGTCTTTTTTGGATTTTGACTATAACAAAACTCATTACTACGTAAAATACGCTATCAATAACGGAAGTGTGTATAAACGTGGCGTAAATACGATTGATTGCAAAAGTATGATGATTTCGGATGATTATAGGTATATGTCTTGGTACGTGTTCTGCACAGAAGATGAAACGGATATTACTGGAGACTGTGCAGTTTCCTATACTGACATAGCAACAGAATTATATCTGAGTATAAGTACAGGAAATTCGGATAGTGTAAGCACAAGAGGAAAAGAAACGCTAATATCTGTAAGTATATCGCAAGGTTGTGTTAGTGATTCATTTGCCAGCTATGGCTCTACTTATAGTCCTACTATGAGTTGTGAAATGTATGCAGAAAATAACGATTTTACAGATGCCCTTATTGCAAAGACATATTACGATAATACATTAAAAGGAACTATTGTAAATGCATGGATTCTTATAGGAAATGAATTTGCATATCCGGTACCTATCGGAAGATTTGTTGTAAAAGAAAATCCAACATACAACGGTGATACTGTTTCATTTACTGGAAACGGTTTAATGAGCGAATACATGGATAGAGCAGAAATTGCCATTAGTTCGCTAAACGAATATCACAAAACGGAATTGGAAGAAAAATACGTACCTAGCCAATTGCAGTTTATCTACACACGTGACGACGTTTATTATTGGGAGTATTTGCCGCAAGACTTTTTGCGTGTCACAGGATGTCCGCTATACATTGATAATTGGAAAGATGTTTTATCGTCAATCAAACAATATAAGTTGTACCATTTGATGATTCCTATGTTATTAAATTTTGCGGACAATGATGAGGATGGTTACGATTGGGATTGGGAAAGCAGAATCACATGGAGAGATTTGTTGTCTGGTATAGCAGTTTTGTTACGTGCAAATGTGATTGAAAAAAACGGTGCTTTTTATATTAAGCAGTTACCAGAGTTGCAAGCAGATAACAATTACAGACCTATATTTAATGGAGATACCTATGATTCTAATGCGATTTTCGGAAACAACCTTATGTGTCCAAACAACGTATCTGTAAAGGCTAATAATTGGTACTTTTACGAGACAAACAGTGACTATGTTGGATTTGGATATTATGAGGGTGAATCCACGGTCGTATTGAATGACAAGGCAAGCAGTGTATCGAATGTAGAGAATTATCCAGTGACGATTGAAACACCTTGGATATTATACGAAACGCTTGACAGAAATACGGTTCATACGTATTTAGGACAAGTTACGCCAATGCAGTGGAAAACAGGGTTATCCTTTTTGAAAAAAGCGTTTGTTTACCATAAAGCGAGTATCGAAACAATGTACTGGCATCCTCTTATGTCGGTTGGTGAAATGCTTACGTTCGAGGACTATGACGGAGTTAAGAAGTATGTGCTTGTCGGAGAAATGACGCTGCACTACGATGGTGGATTTTATGCGGAGATTACATCACCGTGTGAAGTGCAGGAATCAAACTCATCGTCAGTTGGTAGCAGTGGTTCAAATAGTTACAATAGTGGAACAATGGCGCAGGCAAGCGGAACGGTTACTAGTACAATCCTTGGTGCTATTTTCAAGGATGGAGTTATTACAAATAGTAAAATTGCGGATTCCACGATTGAGAATAGCAAGATTAAGGATTCTACAATCACCAACGCAAAGATTTCGGATGCTACGATTGAATTGGAAAAGGTGTCGAAATCTTTTATTACGGATTTGACGGCAGATAATGCGTATATTGAACATCTGAAAGCAACTATCGGTGAGTTTGGATATATTACTGCCGAAAATGCTGATTTGACATATGCAACTATTACATCACTGCAAGCAGTAGATGGGAAGATAGATACATTGTCATCAAAGGCTATCACTACAGAAAACCTTAGTGCAAAGGTAGCAGCCCTAGGCTATTTGTCAGCGGAGAGTGCAGATTTAAAATATGCAAACATTAAATTATCCAATATTGAAGTTGCAGATATTGCTACATTATTTGCAGAAGTTGGTCTTATTGATAGAGCAACAATCGTAGAAGGACATATCACTGGTTTTTTAGACAGTGTTGAAGTCAACGCCGCAAACATTACGGCCGGCACTTTAGTGGCAGACAGAATATTGCTAAAAGGCGAAAATGGTTTGCTTTATTCGCTGAATAATTTAGGAGAACTTCAAAGTAAAACAGTTGATACTTTGGATGGATATATACTTACTGACCGGACCGTAAATGCAGATAAAATCGTAGCAAAAAGCATAACAGCAAGTGAACTTGATGTTGAAAAGGTTTTTGCGGATTCTGCTGTTATTAAAAAAATATTTTCGCAAGACGTGACGGCAACAGGAACAATCACTGGTGCAACATTAAAAGGTGCAAATGCAGAGATAGATAACGGTTTGATTGGTGGATTTAATATAAAGGAAGATGGAATATCAAAAGCATACACGAAAAGTAGCAGTGAAGCTTCCGAAAAGCAAGATTCATATGAATTAGACATATCAAGCAATGGTATTCCTTCATTTAAAGGAACTGGCCAAATATGGAAAGATAACAGTACAAAAGTTATTTATGAATCAATTTTTGATAACACATTAACAATAGACCAGTATATGTTTTTAAATAATTCAAATATAAAACAATCATGGTTTAGAACGAAGTTTGCTGATTCATATGACGGAAATATAACCATATCTCAATTAAATGCGAATGGATTAGTGGAAATTAAAACCGCTTATGGACAGGGATATTTAAGTCATACTAAATATGAAAATGGAAAACCCTCGGAAGAACTTCCATTTAGGGTCGACGCTCCTCTTAAGATATACTCTAATCGTAATGCATCACTGACGAATTACGACTTACAAATTTCGTCTAATACTGGAAACCACATGAACCTCGGACAAAGAACGATTCAAGCAGTTGACAAGAACAATGCTGCGACAACTTTATATTTAAACAGCTATGGGGGAAGTGTATCAATTGGTAGAGTTAATGGGGCTGGAACCACTACATTAAACGCTAATGTTGCTTTTGAAAAGCATTGTTCGAGTGTGACAACAACGACACCTAGTTCAACCATTTTATATGGTATTACGATGAATGGTGGATTATTCAAAGCCGTAGTATTTCGCAACTATCCAATCGCTTCAGCATCCCCTTGGGCGAGCATTGTTCAAACAGAATTAATGCCGGTTGATTCCGGTGCAGCAGATGTTGTCCAGTATCACAACATGGTAACTAGTAGAGGTGAATGTGTTAGAGTGGCTTTTAATGCCAAGGACGGAAAACTATCCGTTAATGCACAGTATAACACCATAACCAATGATAACCTGAACGGAATAGCGATATTCCCAGTGTTACAATAAATAATTCAAATTTAGGAGGTAAAAAGAAATGGATGAAAACAAAATCACACTCAATGACTATGTGGAGAAGAAACTGTCTGCTGAAATCGCAGAACTTAAAGTTCAGCTTGCAAAGACGGAGTTTACGTTTCTTGCTTTGCAGGAAGAGAACGAGCGGTTGAAAGCACAGTTGGCAGAAAAAGAGAAAAAA